AGTGCCGTTTGATAAAGTTCTGCCCATGGCGCTTGGTCCACTTAATGTGTTTAACATACCAACCATGTTTTTAATCCAAGGTGGTGATTTACGTGTTACTTCTTTTACTGCTACCTGGGCCAAAGCCGATGCTCCTTTGAGAGCTGATCCAGGCATTGCTGCAGCAGCAGCTGTAGCACCAGTTTGTTTTAAAAACTTTCTTCGTGATGGATCAAACTTTGTGTTGTCAATTATTTTTTGTAGTCCTTTCTTTATCAATCCACCTTTTGCATAGCCATAATATTTTAATATTAAGTCATCCAACATGTCTTCGTAATTTTGTATAAAGTTTTCTTCAGGTTGTTGCAGTTTTGCACGGTTACGGTTTTGTTTTTGCATAGAAAGAAATACATTGCCTTTGTCAAAAGATTTCATTGGGTCGTCAGCAGCAGCTATTATGTGGCTAAGCTCTAATAATTCATCATCAGTAATTAGACCAAGTTCTTGTGCCTTGCCTGTTTGTCTTCTATTAAATCTTGAACGTGTTGCTAAAAGATCAGCAAAGAAAGGTGCGTCTATTTCAGAAAATTTTTTTATTACTTGATCTTGTGGTATCTTACGCACTTTTGCCTGAGCAAGCATTCTGCCTAAATGTCTAGAAAGAGCTGCACCTGCATTTATGTCTTTTGTCGGCACACCTTCCAATGATTTGTTAATTTTTGAAAACGTATCTCTGACTATTTGACTATTTTTTGCATTTAATTTTTCTAAAACATTATTATATTTTTCTATGTATATAGGCCTGCCAAACTCATCAGTGTATTTTGTTTTAACACCATATCCAGTGCCAGTGCCTAATCTTCCTTGTCGATATGGTCCTAAATAATATCCAGGGTCGATGCCCATTGCTCTTGATTGTTCGTCAGTTAAATAACGAAGTTCGTCGTCAGACAACTCATCAAGTCTTCTTGTCATTTCAATATTCTTAGGAAGTTTTTTTCTTTTTACAGGTTTTGTTAAAGGTGTAGTATCTATACCAGCAATACGTGCTTCTTCTATTTCGCGTGGTATTAATACATGAACAGATTTTCTTGTTTCTGGATTAAATCTTTTTACCCTTGTTAAATCTTTAGGTTGGTATTTTTTACCTTCGTATTCATAGTGATCTAAAACTTTTTTAGGCTTAGGGGTATACCCTTTAACCTTACTTGGTTTAATTAATTTTTTAAATACAGGAACGGCAGCTTTTAAAACCATTAGTCCCTCAAGTATTCTTCAATTGCTTTGTTAAAACTATCAGGTTGTTTTTTAAATTGTTTTGCGCTAATGTTTAAAAGTTTTGGTCCGTATTTTATAATACCGGCTGTTGATGCAATATCTAATGGTATTTCTGCCATGTCTGATAAATCATAATAAGCTTGAGGAAATATTGTTTCATATTCAAAACGTGGTCTGCCTTGACTTGCGTCATATTCAGTTTTGTAATTTTCATTTAAACTTCTAAGCCCACCTTCCTCAGAAAAAATTTGATCATTCATATTAATGCCAAATCTATTCATCATTTGATCGTTTACAGATTTTTGAAAAAAAGGTTGAAAATTTTGATTAAAAAAATTATTTACTTTATTTTGAAATATTTGATCTATTTGATCATCGTATTTTTCTGGATTAGTATTTCTATTTGTTTTTATCCACTCTTCGTAAGGTAATTCTGCATAAGATTCATTTGCTAAGTTGCTATAAACGTCATCTGTTAACATATCATTTGCATATTTGCCTGCCTGCATAGAAGCGTTTTGTTGCATGCTGTCCATTAAATAACTGTCTTCTGCAGCAAGAGGATTATCCTCGATAAAACTAGGAGAACCTAAAATACCAGTAATACCAGCATCCATTGCATACCGTCCATACGGTGTCATAAACTCAGGAAAATCAACGCCGGGTATTAAAGTATAACTATCTGATTCCGGATTGTAATTCATCCCTTTTTCATATTGCGCTTCACCAAAAGGATTATAAAAATCTATGTTACCTAATCGCTCAAACATGCCTTTGCCTAAGCCCCCGTAAAATTGAGCTAAATCGTAACCAGTGTTAGCTATAAACCTACCTTGATCTTTGTAAAAATCTGGATTAGTAAAAATTTCAGATTTAGTATCGCCGTAAGTTCCGTAAGTTTGTGCAAGAGATTCTCTGTCAGGACCACCTAAAAAATCATATAAAAATTCTAATCCTTCTGCTTCCCTTTCATATAAATCTCCATAACTAGAGGGATTTAAAAGTCTTGTGTATGTTTCAGGATCTTTAAGACTTTCTATGGTAGGACCATAGACTCTTTCAAAAAAACCCTTTTCTTCTTCCGTGTCCATTAGTAATATATTCTCCCTCCAACCTTAACGGTCTCCTCTTCTTCATAGTCATCTTTTAACCCAACATAGTAACCTTGTCTATATCTCATTAAAGCTTGCGTGGTTGAATCCACGTAGTCGTCATTGTCACCGAAAGGAAAAGCTGCGCACTCTTCTATTACTTCCTCGGCGAACTTTTTATTGGGCGCCCATATAGCTCCTGATTCAAACAGGGGAGCTACGCTGTTTACCCTAGAGTGTTTATCATTTCCTCTTGAGGGTGTATAATTTATAACAGGTATTCCTGCCTTTTGCAACTCATGAGTTAATGGTAAGCCAGAAGCCTTGGCTTCTATCAAAACTGTCTCTGGTTCCCAGTATTTATATTCTTCTTGTGCGATTGCTTTTAGTTCCGGAAAGTTCCATCGTCCTTTCTTCGCATCCAGTAGTATCAATGCCTGTGGGCCACCGTCTTCGGGCTCAAATACACCCCAAGTGGTTATTGCACTGTAGTCAGCAGTTTCTTTTTTACTAAATGCTGTATCGTAACTTTGTATAATATATTTTAATTGTGGTATCTCTTCTTTCTCCCAAGTTTGCCACCATTCACGTTTTATAAGTGCACCTTCCTCGGATGTAGGTGACTGCATCCACTGTGCTTGCCATTTTGACTCTGGTATTGATGCTTTAACACCTTCTAAACCTTTCAAAGTCCAAAAATTACCCCACATAGGTTTTTCATTGATGATTGCAGGAAACTCGACAACTTCCCATTGATCAGAAGCCTCATCTTTACCCTGGGCCTCGAGCAGCCGTCCAGTGAGATCTTTTATTGACCATCTTGTCATTACGACCACGATAGAACCACCAGGTTGTAGACGTTGCCGCGGTCCTGATGTATACCATTCGTAGTGTGAATCTAAAACGGCTGGCGAGAGTGCATCCTGCTCAGAATGAGGATCGTCAATAATAAGTAAATCGGCACCACGACCAGTAATAGCACCCCCAACACCAGCAGCAAAATACTCACCGCCATGATTTGACTCCCAACGTCCAGCAGCTTTCGAGTCAGCTGCGAGTCTAACTGTGGGAAATACTTTTTCATATTCAGATGACTCTATCACGTTTTTGGCTTTACGTCCAAAGCGTATGGCTAGTTCACCAGTGTGTGTTGTTTGAATGAGCTTGGCCTTTGGGTGACGGCCCATGTAAAAAGCAGGAAATAAATTAGATGCAAACTCCGATTTTGTGTGTCTAGGAGGCATATTAACAATTAATCGCTTCAATTCGCCGTTTGCAATGCGATTTAGCTTGTCTGCATAGATCTTATGGTGCTTTCCTTCGATAAAATCAGGCCAAACCGTCTTTACAAACGATATAAAGTCCTTTTGTGCCTTCTCTTGCTTGTCTAAGAGCGCATTTTTGAGAATATACTTCAAAGTTTGAGTATCTAGGGTCTCTAAATTACTCATTTTTGCTCTTTTAAGTCGTAAAAATACCTCTCATCGTCGCCTGCAGTCCATTTTGACTTGTTTTCTACTGAATAGTACTCTGTAGATACCTTAAAATCAGGTTGTTTTGTTTCTGATGGTGTCAAAGACTTATCGTAATAGATAATTCTGTTGTTTGGTTGTGCTGCGTAATGGCCATTGTCAAGTTCTAGTATATTAAATGACTTGTGCTCTTCTGGAACTTCAGAATAACTTGTGTTTAGTGTGTTGTGGTCTGAATGGCAGTTGTCAATGGTAAACAAATATTCTCCGTGATGCCATTTTTTAGATGGAGATAGGTATTTACAACGTACACCGGCAAGCGATTGTTTTTCTATAACTGTAATATGATAACTGAACGCGTCCCACAGTTCTAATTCTTCTAATGCGAAATCAACTTTAACGTCAGGATCACTAACAAAAGCACTGATAGGCAACTTATCATATAAAGCACCATATTGCGGCAGATACGTTTCAAAGTAGAGCGCTCGGCCTTGGATAGATTTACAGCTAATCCAAACACCTTCTACGTATTCTCCATGTCCTTTTTGATGATCATATAAATATTGTTTTTTTACAAACACCTTTACAGGTGGTAAGTTCGCTACCAAATAAGCCATATTAAAATGTTTTAATTTTTTTAAAATTTTTTATAACGTTTTTTCTAGTCATTGTCACTCTCAATCTTGCAACCGCAACTACTCTAGGGGTGTCAAGCACAAAAGGGGGGGTTGGGGGTCAAGTTAAGACCCGGGCACGAGTTATCCACAGGTTATCCACAGGCTGTGGGCAGGGCATAGATAGAACTAGGCAACCAAGCCCCAAAAAAAACTAGGGCAAGTAGTGTGGCTGTCTTACCCTAGTCGAGAATTAGCTAGTGACTAACCAGCTAAACCTAATCGTTGTAATAAGTAGCCTACATCTTTTTGTAGGTGTCTTATTAAGTCCATTGAATCAACGTTGCCATTGTTCTTGTTCTCACTAACCCATTCAACTGTGCTATTCATAAGCACGCCAGATATAAGTTTCCAATCTAAGCTAGACTTAGAAGGAACAGATGAGATGATTGATTCCAAGTCGCCAACACTTGCGTTGTCTTTGGCATACTCAATTACCTCAGTAAGTACAGGTGTAATGTCAACATTGTTAATAGTAGTAACAGGAACTAATGAGTCCATTGTTTGTTCTTCGTTTTTGTTAGTCATTTCTAATTCTCCTTGTTTAACTAATTGATAATATAAAGCTATATAGTACAAACCACATGATTGATACTAGTATTGTTAATGTAATTAAATTCATTGTGGATAACTTTCTCCTTTCTATGAATCACATATACTTGAACAATATGATATGAATAAGGCAAAGTTTGGAATAACTCCCTGTGCTTCGCCTATCGAGTATAATCTAATGTTCCAATGTTTCGAACTATACTCTGGTTACAACCTAAATAACTTATACCACATCACGAGGAGTTTGCCAATGGAGTTTGGAAAATACCTGTGGATAACACCATTCTTATACTGCACGACCCCTGTCCAATGATGACGATTGTGAAAGACTGAAGTTCCCCGGCGCGCCCGGTGTACGAAGCCCAGAGGGCCAAGCCCCAACGGAGGGGATTGGTGCTTCTCTGGAGTTTCTGGAGTTTGGATCCAGGCAGCAGGTGCAGCGTCAGGTTTTTGCCTGGCAGCAGGAGCTGCAGCATCCTGATTCCCGGGCAGCAGGTAGCTGCCGTTCAATAGATTATTATGTACCACAATAAAAGGCAGAAAACCGCCAGTTTTACAGGTACGAGTAGCATTAGTCAGTCCATATTTACCTCTCTTTCTCATTCTGCCTTCAATGTAACGTATCTTTTGCTGGTTGTCAACTGCTGGTATGAAACTTTTTTTGGCGGAAAACAGCCATTCCATATTTGCAGAAACCACTCAGCTCCCGCGGGCGCCCGGGCGGGCGAGAACCCATTTTCAAGAATGGCAGAAACGTGGGGTTTTTACTATGGGAGTTTGGGAGTTTGCCTCAGCGTTCGCGCAGCGGGCCCGGTGCTCAACTTGTCAAGTGCTAGTTATCCACAGGGTGTGGGTAATTATGGGAGTTTGGGAGTTTGCGAGCTTCGATCAGCTGCAGAAGACCAGCGGGCGCCCGGCCCACAGAGCCTGACCATAGCGCTTTGACCTTGGACGTGTCTTTTTGTCGGAGTTTGGGAGTTTGTGAGCCATGAAAAACGTTTACCGTGCGTGCGTCTGGGTCGTATACCAAGATAAATGCGAGTGCACCTTGACCTGCAAACTTCATATGCCAAGCATTTTGTAGTGGTGATATTAGTACCGTTTCGGTACCTTTCTTGCTACGTTTCAACACCTTCAATTCTAACGTTACGAATCCTGTGTCTTTGTGAAAAGCAACGCAATCAGGGAATCCTGGCGTAGCGTAGGACTCAATACGAGATACAAGGAAGTTACCATCTTCTAAACATGTCTTTAAATTCTTCCAGAAATTTGTTTCCGGTTTTGCGGTCATACTTTTTCTTGCTCTTCGTTACTCTCTGATGATACTTCTGTGATGTCTTTAATTCTTTCGCCACTGGATTTCTCTTCGACTGATAAGACTGTGTTGACACCTTCTTTCTTGAACTCACCTGTTAAACCTAACTCCTTTAGTTGTTTCAAAACATCCTCTCTCGACATATCATCAATTGATCCTGTTCTTATTTCTTTTCTCTCTACATACAATCCTGCAGCTTGTCCACGCAATCTCTCTGCATTAATGGCAGCACTATGTGATTTGTCTTGTAATGCTTTCTCACGTAGCCTAGCTAATTCTGTGACGTGCTGTTTCATTTCTACCTTGTGTGTTTCAAACAACTCATTTCTTTTTTTGTTCACCATTTGTACCACCTTAGGATATTTCTTTACGTTCAATAGTTCTGACGCTGTTGTTGCTGCACGTTCAGGTTTATATCCAGCTTGTCTTGCACATTCTGTTGGTGTCAATCTACCACCCTCTTTTACGTATATCTCTACAAATATACGCTGTCTATCTGTCAATCCATCTTCACCCTTTGGGTATTTCAATGCCATGTCTCTGGTATTGGCAATGGTATTACGGACCACCTTCTTTTCAATCTCTTCTAACTTGTTGTTATATATGTCTTTTTCACTCATTTTATCTCCAAAATACTGTTTTTTCGTCCTTTACCCATGAACTCGTAATACCTTCGTAATACCTGGTATCCCTTATCCCATATAGAGAATTGGGAAAAGGTATTACGGTATTGGCAAATCCCGGTAAATAAAAAAATAAAAAAACTTTTTAGCATCCTGCGCACAATACAATACTTTCTATAATACTACGATGCTACGTTTAGAATACGGGATATCGTCAATGTATCCGCGCTTTTTTAGCGATTGTACATATGCATGCACATTACTCTTAGACTTCATGTTTGTCATCTGTTTTATCTCCTCATACGATGGTGAATAGCCATTTGCCTTAATAAAAGCCTTAATTTTAGCCAAAAACTTTGCTTGTTTAGGTGTAATACCTTTTTTGTTACTGCCAATACCTTTGCCAATACTCATCTTTTCTCCTCTAATCCTTTTGCATTTGGGTTACTCCAGTAATCTTTTCTTACTGTGCTTAACATTTCTTGTTCTCCCCACTCATCTATTGCTTCTTTTGTAATAGATCTCTCTAATGTTTTTTGTATTTCTTTCTCTTCTTCTGTAAGTTCTATTCTTTTTGGTCCTTTTTTACGCACATATGTGTTTATACGTGCCCATGTAATAATGTAATCAGAAGCTTTTGGTCTTATGTAACCTCTATTTGGATCCATACCAGGATATTCTGGACTGGGTCTAGTATCAAAATTATTAGCTATATACTCTAATACCTTATCATCGCTATCAAATTGTTTTACAATCTTCTCTACTATTACTTTGTCTTTCCATAAATTAATTTCGTACGTCTGCATGTGTCACCTGTAAATATTCTATTTTTGTTATCCATCCTTTTGGTAATGCTATTGCACCCCCACCATGATTGTCATCCCGGTCCAAGCACCACGATCGCATAATCACTATCTTCTCATCATTATTCACCACCATCCAGCCAACTTCCTGGCAAGTCGCTAACGGTGCTGCTATGATATCTTTAACGTCTATCCAACCAGTTTCTGTATCACGGGCATCACGCCACGTCACACGCACCATTGGAACATTGTTGATGTCCATTAAGATACTTTAACTATCTTTTCTATCCACTCACGTATCATAGGTTTACTATTATACATGGGTCTTTTTACATCCTCACGTTGACCACTACCATCTTTACTAACAAAAGACAATGTTCTGATCATTGCATCTTCTTCATTCTTCGCACGAATCATGTAACTAAATGTAATCTCACGTTTCGTAACTATCTGATATGTATGCTTTTCTTCACCTTTCTCTACATTAAAAGCCTTCATACCACCTATTTCTGTGCCCTCAACAGGCTGTTCAAACTTAATTATATTTTGACTATCTGTCTGCTGTAATGCTTCTTGTGTTTTAGTTTCACGTATCTTCTGTCGCTCACGTTGTATGTGATTCCACTCTTGTGGACGTTCCTTCATTAACGCGTCACGTTTTTCTGCGTGTGCTTTTTCTTCTGGTGTATTTGGTACGTTTTTTTTCTTCATTTAAAATCCTGGGTATTCTGGACAAACCTCCGAATCACTCATTGATTCGTAGTAATTCATAGCTGCATGCGCAAGACACATTTCAATTTCGTCCTCTTCAAACATAGAACTATAAAACTTATCTTGTGCACGTTTTAATTCTTCTCGCACGTTTACTTCTTTTACTACTGGGCTCATATTCCTACCATGTATGCAAATATCTTATAGATCCATATCAATAGATAAAATGCTATATAAAACTTTATAGGTATAAGAAAAAACCAAAACAATGTCCAAATCATTTTCTTATCGCTATATATTCGTAATCAAAATCAGCGTGTCTCTTTTGTGTTAATAACAATAGCCCTGCTTCCGCAACATTAAGGACTGACTTTCCTAATTTTTTGACTCTGTCACGGTCAGCAGTTGGTGCTATTGGTTGTAGATAGGGATCACACAGATATCCTCTGTAGTATGTTATCCTATCTCCTTTCTCGGCTTTTTGTAACCAAGTGTTAAATGCTTTCTGGCTTATCATATTTACTTTCTTTTAGTGAGTAGGGGGGTTCTTTGACTACCCCCAACCTTTTCCCGACAAGTCAACATTTTCTGATGTTAACTAGTACTTCAGTACCACCCTTGGACCCTTCAGTCAGTTGACCCTATCGTTCCTCAAGTGTGCCTTACTACCTTGTTACAGTTGTTCAGCCATACTCGGAGAATGTTGCACCATCCTCATTTAATGTTCTTATAACATTCTTACCAAAACATTTCAAGAACTTTATTTCGCAGTTTTCTGCCGCAAATCATGTCAAGAAAAAACTTTACTCGTAACGCCTTGTAACATATAACTAAATTCTCAACTTCATTTCACCCAGTGGACTCTCATACGCTGCTCATTCGAGCAGTGAGGGTCCTATTTAAGGACAAGTAACGGCATGGCAAGAAAGATCTGGTATAAATTTAGAAAATGGTTAAAATACAAACCAGAAAAATACTATATGCGAGGAAATAGTGATAAAAATAGTGATGGCAATAATAATAACGTCGATGCCAAATTGGCCATCAGTACGATATCAAGGGTATATATATCCAGACATGGAGACATGCGAGTCGTACAATCAAATAATGATAGATGATTTTAAAGCTTATGCACGCAGTCAAGGAGATGAAGGTATACATTTTCAATCTTTTTGTTTCGAAGCAGAGTCATACCATATAGAAGGATTATTCGACGAAACAATCAATTTATAATTTTCTTCTGGAGGAGAAATGAAAGACAACATATTACTAATATTAATTCTAACTTTTATACTTGGTGTAAGCACAGCAACATTTGCTAATGACACCAACACTCAAACAAACACATCCGGCTCTAATACAAATATTACAGGTGGATATACAGCAACAACTACAAACAATAATGATGGACAAACAAACACAACCACGTCCACTACTACAAATACATCTACAACTAACGGATCAGATGTACCACCACCATCTGCTAACTCACCATCTTACTCGTCCATGAGCCAAGATGTATGTAGCATGGGTGTTAGTGGATCTGTTTCTACTGGTGTATTTGG